ATCAAACTTATAATCACGGCTTGTGTAGTACAGAGTAATATGGAAGGATATGTGTGGTGAGAGGAGAAGAAAATGAGGGAGAAAGTTATGTTGTCACAGCCGATGCTTGGAAGATCTGACGAAGAAATTATTGCTACAAGAGAGAAAGCGATTAAGGTTCTTGAAGAAAAAGGGTATGATGTAGTAAATACTCTGTTTATAGACGAATGGCACAGCAGCGAAAACATGGAAAGACGAGGAGTTGTAAATATTCCAATATGTTTTCTTGCAAAGTCCTTAGAAAAAATGAGTTTATGTCATGCTGTTTACTTCTGTAAAGACTGGGAAAAAGCTCGTGGTTGCCGTCTTGAACATGAAGTTGCTCTCGCTTATGGGTTGATGGTAATTTATGAAGATATTAAGGAGTGAAAAGAATATGAAATATCTATTTGAAAACGGAACTTGTGAAGTTACTTTAGCTAAAATCAATAATGAAAATAGTTTTTGGTATGAATATTATGGGTTTCATATATTTACAATGTTAAATGGTGCTTATTGTGTTACCAATCCATGGAATAACCTGTCTCCGACAGAGTTTGTTTTATATGAAGAAGCAGTTGAAAATATTTATAATCAACTGAGAAATAAAACGATGCCATATGACATGTTATCTGAATATAAAGAAAAATATAAACTAATTGAAAAAAGCTGGACACATCGAATTTATTCCGATGAAGATAACTGGAAAATTATTGTTCGTGATAATTTAATTAAAGTAATGAATCCGAAGGAGTATGTGTATACAAAAGCTTATAAGAATATGTATACTGCAATTGCTGATTTGGAGTATCGAAAAAGAAATTCGAAAACAATAAAAAAAGAATCTGATCTTAGGGGTATAGATGAAGAGACAGGACTTTATTTGAGTAGGTACTACGCTTTGAAAGAGAGAAAAGAGGGAGAAAAGGTCATGCAAGTAGGAGAACAATTTAAACTAATACCATCTGAAGACTATTATAAATTAAGGAGTAAAAAATAATGGATTTTTTAAAAAGTTTGGTTCAGTGTATTGCAATATCTACTTTAACAATATTTGTCACAATGAAATTATTGGAGGTAGTCTTTTTATGAAAAATAAAACAGCATGGATCATTGGAGGATCTATCGTAGGGGCAGCGGCTTTATTGATAGCATATCGAATCTTTATCTATTTTTACACATTAAAATTATATGAGGGAGTGTTAGCAAATTTATGAAAAAGGTAGAAGCAATTTTTACAATCAGAGATTATATTTATCATTCTCAGTCTTGGAAATTATGGTATAATGTAAACATAGATGAACTAACTGTAAGTCCTGAAGCCTATGAAATAGAAGGGTTTATTGACATTACAAATCAGTTAGAATCTATCGATATCTTGTCACTTAACAAAGTTATAGAAGAAGTGAAAGCTTCTAATATAAAATAAATTAATCATATTTTAACCATTAGGAGGTAAAAAATGTCTAACGAAGTAGTTGTAACAAAAACAATTCAGAATCTTCCAGAAGAGTTAAAGCTTAACGTGTTTAACGCTTTAAACAATCCAGATTTTAAGCTTAGCGATTGTTATGGACAGGAAATCGAAGTGCAGGCTTGGCTTGTCTATCCAGTTGAGATGAAGAACAAGGAAACAGGAGAATTGGAAATCTTACCGAGAACGATCATGATTGACACAGAAGGAAAATCCTATAGCGCTATGTCTCGCGGATTTGCAGGGGCGATTGGAAATTATCAGATGATTTTCGGAAATGATGTTATTCTTCCTACTCCGATCAAAATTAAGATCACACAGGAAGGCTCTGGAATGAGAAAGTACACATCCTTTAAATTAGTGTAGGTTGAATTATGGCGTATCGTGCAAAGTATACGCCGCAGTATCGTAAGCGGCGGCAAGTGGCTGCCGCTGCGGTACGAAGCTATAATGCGGCTGTAACAAGAATTGAAAAGCAGTTTGGTAAAAGCTATGCTCCTCCGAGAAGATCGGTAGAGGAACTGATGAAAAATTTTCCGACGATGAAAGCCTTGCGCTCTGAAATTAAAGAGATGAAAAAGATTCCATCTCCGAAAAATTTAGAGTTTGTGCGAATTAAGGGGGTAATCACGTCAACTTATGCAGTAAGTGAAACAGCAAGGTTAAATCAGAGAAGAAATGAGAAAAGAGAACAAAGACGAAAAAAATATGAACCTTTGGTAAAAGGCAGAGCAGGATGGACGGCAAAAGAAGAAAAAGCCTTGCATGCGTATCAACCATTTGATGAAAATCGTTTTAATGATCCGAAACAGTGGGCAAGATTTAAATACTCTCTTATGGTTGATTTAAGTAAAGAACGAAATATTGACAGTTATTTTGAGAATTATCTATCCGTAGTCGAAGAGGAATTAGGAACAAAATATCAATCTTTAGTAAGGCAAGCTTTGGGAGATCTAAGTGCGGCAGAATTTTATCAATTAGCACTGACAGAAGATTTTCGGGATGTATTCACAATTGAATATATCAAGTATTTTGAATTAGCTCCAGAGCAGAAGATGGAAGAGCTTCTGTGGGCTTTAAGTGAAGTAAAGGAGTATATCTAATGTGCAGATTTATGCAGCAGATTTTGAAACAACGACTGATCCGGAACATACGGAGGTTTGGGCGTGGGGTATAGCGAATTTAGATTGTCTTACTCCATTTGAGTTTGGAACAAATATTCAATCATTTATTGAATTTTGCTATAGATTAAGAAAAGAAACGAAAATATACTTTCACAATCTAAAATTTGATGGATCATTTATAATCAACTATCTTCTACAAAATGGTTGGACTCATACTACAGGAGATTTAGAGGAAGAATGTCAATTTAAAACAATAATTACAGATAAAAATCAGTGGTACAAAATCACATGTAACTTTTTCTACACAACACAAAAGCGAGTTCGAAAGTGTTTTAAAGTGTATTTTGTTGATTCTTTAAAATTGATTCCGATGCCGATTGCCAAAATGCCGAAAACTTTCGGACTAAAAATCGAAAAATTAGAGATTGACTATGACGAAAACAGAGAGATAGGCGGTGAGTTGTCGCAGCAGGACTTTGAGTATTTGAAAAATGATGTCATTATATTAAGGGATAGTTTACTTCAAATGTTTGAGAACGGAATTACCAAATTGACTCTTTCCGCTTCAGCGATGGAAGATTTGAAGGAGACTATGGGCAAACGTAAGTTTGAAAGGATTTTTCCCTTACTGTTGAATGATGAACCACTTCACACGAACTTGGATTTAAGTTATGAACAAAACTTACATTTTTCAATTGATAAAGAGCTGAGACATGCGTATCGAGGCGGTTGGACTTATTTGAAAAAAGGATATGAGGGAAAAGAATTTAAAAATGTCGTGGTTTACGATGTTAATTCTCTTTACCCTTATGTCATGTCAAAAAATATATTTCCATTTGGAGAGCCTATTATCAAGTCTTTTTATTCAGATATAAAGGGATACCCCTTGTATATCATCACGTTTGAGTGTGAATTTTGGCTAAAAGAAGGAAAGCTACCTACGATACAGATTAAAAATACCCAGTTGTTTAACGGGAGAGAGTATCTTGAACATAGTAAATCAGAAATCGTGACATTGACACTAACGTCTGTTGACTTTGAACTATTCAAGGAGAACTATGAAACGGCTTATTTTAAAGTACAAAAGGTTTACTACTTTCGGGCTTCGGGACAACTGTTTACCGAATATATCCATAAGTGGAGTAAGGTGAAACAAGAAGCTGGAAAGCAAGGAAATGGAGGACTTCGATTCATTGCGAAACAGATGCAAAATTCAACTTATGGAAAATTTGCAACGAATCCGTTGAAAACACAGAAAGTACCATACTTGGAGAATAATGTGCTTAAATTTAAAACATTGAAACCGGAGTTTAAACCGCAATACTATCTACCCGTTGGTTTATTTATTACAGCCTATGCGAGAAGACATATTATCGAATATGCACAGGAAAACTATGAAGATTTTATTTATTGTGATACAGATTCCTTACATCTAAAGCGAAAAGTATCCACGATCCCATGTGATGAGGAAAAACTGGGATATTTTAAAATCGAAAAAGAATTTGATCGAGCGAGATATATTAGAGCGAAACGATACATTGGAGAAAAAGACGGAAACTTACTAATCACCTGTGCCGGTTTGCCTGCAAAGTGTTACGATCAGGTAACCTTTGATAATTTTCAGATCGGACAGGAATACACGGGAAAATTGACACTAAATCAAACGGACGGCGGGGCAGTATTATTGGAAACTACTTTTAAATTAAAATAGACAATAGACTATACGCACAATTTTGAATATGATATAATAAAGAAAAAGGTTAGCGAGAATGGTTTGTCAGGGAAGTCCACGGAATAAGCCCCGCCTGAGACAACGCGGCTATGGGAATAGTATCATCTCGCGCCTTTTTTTTAGAGGTGGAACATGTATTACAGTTATGAAAATTGTATGAAACGAGGGGCACTCTTTAACTTCATCACAGGAGAAAGAGGAAACGGAAAAACCTATGGATTTAAAACACAGATTGCATTGAAAAATTACTTTGAAAAGAAGGAAAATTTTGTCTATCTTCGAAGGTTTGATACAGAATTAGTCAAAGCAGCAAAATCTTTTTTTAAGGACATTGAACATTTATATCCGGAAAAAGAATTTAAGGTGACGACAGGGAAAACAGGTACTTTTTTCTATGAGAGAGATAAAGTTGTAGAAAAAGGCGGCTGGGAACTAATGGGTTACGGGGTCGATTTGAATACCGGTGGAAAAGATAAATCTGTCAGTTATAACGGGGTCACCTCGATCTGCTTTGATGAGTTTCAGTCGAAAAAGTATTTGAAAAATGAAATAAAATTGTTCTTGGATTTATACGAAACGATTTCCCGAATGAATGACATTCCGGTATATTTTCTTTCTAATAGTATGAACATATCTAATGTTTATTATGATTATTTCGGTATTACGCAACCTTATGGGAAAAAGCGTTGGAAGTTATCGGAAGATGGCTTAATCTATATTGAGCACACGTTATCAATAGAATATCGGGAAAAGAAAAAAGCAACCCGCTTCGGGCAACTGATCGAGGGGACGAAGTTTGAAAAATATGCTGTGGAGAATGAATATGTTGAGGATACGAACGATTTTATCAAGAAGAAAACTGGTGACGTCAAAAGTGTATGCAATCTTGTGTATCTGGATAACACTTACGGTTTGTGGTTTGATCGCCGAAACGGTATTTTGTACATGGATAACACATTTGATAAATCTCGTGTAACCTATGCATTGACAAGAGAAGATCATAGCCAAAACACTTATTTTACCAATCGGGGAAAGAAAATTGCTTGGTTGAATCTGATGATTCAGGGTTATGAGCAAGGGTTTTTATATTTTGAAAATCAGAGAGTAAAGAGAGTAGGACTGGAAATTTTAAACATCATACGTTAGGAGGTGAAATAAATGGAGGAGATTATGAGCTATATCTCTACGGTTGGATTTCCGATTGTCATGTGTTTACTGTTTTATTACCAAATGACAAAATCAGATGAACACATGAATGAGGTTTTGACACAGATTAAGGTCATGGTGGAGGAAATCAAGAAGGCGGTGAATAATGGCGGTACAAACGTATAGCATGCGCACAGATGCGAACACGAATGTAAGTGAGCACTTTAAAGTGCGGGAGTTTGCCTGTAACGATGGAAGCGATACCGTTTTAATCGACGATGATCTGGTTACTCGGTTAGAGCGGATTCGTGGAGTCTTTGGCTCAGGAATCACGATAACCTCCGGATATCGCACGCCGTCATATAACGCAGCGGTTGGCGGAGCAACGAGTAGTCAACACGTGAAAGGTACGGCTGCGGACATTCAATTGCGAGGGGTGCCTCCCTTAGCGGTTGCGAACTATGTAGAAGAAACCTTTTCTACCGGTGGAATTGGCGTCTATGGAACATTTACTCATGTCGATGTGAGAAGTAGTAGGGTGATCTGGAAAAATAACGGGTCTAATACGTCTTCCACTACGGGAGCATCGGAAGGTTACTGGAAAGATTTTCAAAATGGTGCAGACCCCGGCGGTGGCGGCGAAGGTGGCGGGGGAGAATCAGGAGCAATCGATGTTACTGTACGAAGATTCACGGTAGTATTTAAGCGTCCGAATGGGAAAACCTATACGGCAACTTATTTTCCGAGTTACTGTAACGGTTGGTGGTACTTTAATGATTCCGAATTTTATCGCTGCGATGATATTTTGGGAAACTATCAACAGTATTTTAAAGCTGGCTACTGGGCGCATATTACTCACATTCAAAATATCACAGCTTCAAATATTCACTTAACAGGAGGTTCCGATGGTTAAGAAATATACCGATTTAAATTATAAAGTTGGTAAACATTTTAAAGTAAAAGAATTTCAGAGTAAAGACGGGCATCCGGTGGTTTTAATTGACGATGTATTGGTAACAATGCTGGATCAGATTCGTGATTATTTTGGAAAAGAAGTTATTATCAATAGTGGATATCGTACCGCGTCACATAACGCAGCGGTTGGAGGTGTGGCCAATTCACAGCATACTCTTGGAAAAGCGGCGGATATTGTTGTAAAAGGTGTTCCACCAGCAGCGGTGCAGAGTTATGCTTACGATCATCTGAACGGCACGGTAGGAACATATACTACGTTTACCCATATCGACACGCGTACGACGGTAAAATTATTTCGGGGAAATTGTGATTTTCACCGGGATAATTACGAATTATATAAAGTCAAAGAAATTACGGAGGAAAAACCAATGGACGAAAAAAGATATCAGACTTTAGAAGAAATTCCTGAATATGCCAAAGAATGTATTGAAGATTTAACAAAAGCTGGTATAATTAAAGGGACAGGAGAAGGTTATAATTTTACAGAAGACATGCTGCGGGTGATTGTGATTGCTTATCGTATGGCGGTATCGAATGGTAATGTGATTTATCAGTTAATGGAACAGATGAATAAAGGTGGTGAAACAAAATGACAATCTATGAAGCTTTAGACATTGTATCGCAGGGATTTGCAGAATCGGATGAAGGACTGGAAGCGGTAAAATATATCTCTGATTACAATAAAGAATTGGAGGGAAAGATCGTAACACTGGATGAAGCTTTGGCTTCCGTTTCCGCAGAAAAAGATGATGCGCTGCGGTCTTACGACGAATTGAAAAAGAAGTATGTAGAGCGTTTTATGAGCGGAGATTCCCAGGTGAACTCTGACACCGTTGTGTTAGATGAAGGTGAAACCGCAAAGAGCGCAGAAGAAGTAACATACGATGATTTATTTGAGTATGAAGAAAATTAATTGAGGTGAAACATGGCTACAAAACCAAAGACTACAAAACTTATGAAAAACGGGGTAGACATTTTAAATGCTATCCGTAATGACGCTTCTCTTTCCTTTCAGGAAAGGGTCCAAGCAGCGACACAGGAAGATATCAGAGAATACGGGTCTGCGATTTTACAGTTTCAGGCACTTCAGAATGAATTTGTCGACGCGCTGGTAAATCGTATTGGTAAGGTGATGCTTTCCAGTCGGCTGTATAAGAATCCTTTTGCGATGCTGAAGAAGGGTATGCTGGATTACGGTGAAACGATTGAAGAAGTATACACTTCCCTTGCGAAAGCGAAAATCTATGATCCGGAAAGCGCAGAAACGGATTTTATGAAAAGAGAAATGCCGGATGTGCAGTCAATTTTTCATAAAATTGATTACAAAAACTTATTTAAAGTCACGGTACAGAGAAGAGATCTTGAACGGGCGTTCTTGTCTGCGGATGGGGTATACAACTTAGTCAGCGATATTGTTTCTTCGCTTTACTCCGGCATGGAATATGATGAGTTTATCACCATGAAACAGCTGATTGTAGAATATGCAAAAAAAGGACTTTTCTATGAAGTAGAAATCCCTGCGGTGACTGCGGATAATATGCGAGGTATTATCTCTACGGTAAAGGGCTATTCGAATAAGTTTACTTTCATGTCGACACAGTATAATGCGATGGGTGTACCGACCTATAGCGATCGATCTTCACAGATCATCTTCATTGATTCTGACTTTGATGCACTGATGGATGTCGAAGTCCTTGCTGCTGCGTTCAATATGGATAAAGCGGAATTTATGGGAAGACGAATCCTCATTGATAACTTTGGAGAACTTACCGGTGCGAAGTTACTCCTGTGTGATGAGTCATTCTTCCAGATATATGATGTCTTGATGCAGTTTGAAAGTGTACGAAATCCGGAAGGTCTTTATTGGAACTATTTCCTTCATAAGTGGACGGTATTCTCAGTGTCCCGTTTTGCAAATGCTGTCTTATTCACAGTTCCTGAAAATGAAATCACAGGAATCACACTTGCCCCATCAAATTCTACCGTACAGAAAAACCAGTTGCCGAGAGACATTACGATCAACGCTACAATTGCAAGTACTGGCGAAGTAGATCAGACGCTGGAATGGGAAATGACAGGAAATGAATCTACCGAAACCACAATGACGATTGTAAATAATACACAGGTAAAAGTTCATGTTTCAGCGAATGAAAAAGTACCGAACAGTTTTAATGTTGTAGCTAAATCAAAGTATTTCCCAGTAAGCGGAAGTGCTACCATTAATACGGTACAGAATACATAAGCATTTTACATTCTTACTCCTTTTCTATATAGATGTAAGCCCGCAGCAGCTTTGTTGTGGGCTTATTAAAAATTGAGGTGAAATTATGATTCGGCCATTAATTGGTCCATCCACAACCGTAAGAGTTTGTCAATCTATCCCGCTGGATAACACTTATACGGATACGATTCTTTTTACGTCAAAGAGTGCGCAGGAAAGCTATTTTGGCAGTAAGACGAAAAAGACATATTCCGGTTTGACTTATCAGCGGTTAGCTTCCAACTCTTCGACTTGGGCAATATTTTTGGAAGACGTTGCAGATTATTTTTACGACTGCAACTATCTTGCCTTTAAAAATGGTGGCTTTGGAGATAAATGGCTTTATGCTTTTATTTCCGACGTCTTGTACATTAATGAAAACTGTACCGCGTTAACCTTTGAGATCGACGTGATGCAAACTTGGCTGTTTGATTTTGAAATTAAAAAGTCATTTATTGAACGCATGCACGTTTCAGATGACACGATCTCCCGTAACGTGGTGGAAGAAGACCTTAATTTCATGCAGCGTTATGAATATTATAAGGTGGAAAATTCCGGGATGTTTGAGCCGGTATCACGCGCAACGCCTGGAGAGTTTGACAATAACTTAAAATATCGCAGCTTAATCTTAGTAGCAACATCAGAAGATATCGACGAAGAGGATGAAGTACAGGAAGGTGCACTGATTCAAAACACTTTCCAAGGGTTAAAATACATCGGCTTTGACCTTGAAAACGATGGAGTTGCAAACTGTAACGCATGGTTAAAACGAATGAACGAGGGCGGAAAAGCGGGTGCAATTAATTGCATCTCCATGGTGCCGTGGAAGGGTTTGTCCACCACACCAAAAGATCATGGAAAATATGAAGTTACTGCAATATCAGGAACGGCTGTCGTTGATGAGCGTGAATATGATATCAACTATTCCACACTCGATGATGATTATGTACCGAAAAACAATAAGCTATTCTGTTGGCCTTATCACTTCTTTTCGATCACTACCTTAGACGGTCAATCCTACGACTTCAAATATGAGGATATTATCGAAAGCGATCCAACCCCGGGATCAACTAAAATGAAGTTTAAGTTTAAGTTTGCCTTCGGAGCAGATCCGACTTATTTCATGTACCCAAGCTATTATATGAAATGTAATAATAACTATGATTACGGTATTAAGTTAACCGGGTTTCCAAAAGGTAACTGGAATTTTGGTGTTTGGGAGAACTACTATGCACAACAAGATACCAACATTACTCTTGGCTTTATCGCTACGGCATTAGGTTCGGCAAACCAAGCAGCAAGCGGTGTGATGAACTCTTCGGGAGGTTCCAAGGGTTCCTTAGCTGCAAGCGCGGGAATGTCTATTGCACAGGCTGGTATGGGAGCCTTACAGGCTGGGCTGAATACTTTCGGCGGCCTTTCCGTGCAGAAATCTCAGCCGGATCAAAGTCGGGGTGCAAGTAATGTCGGCGGCGTCAACTATAATATGGAAACGATGGATTTTTGGATCATCCATAAACGCCTGCACTGGGGTTATGTCGTTAAGATTGACGATTACTTTACAAAATTTGGTTATCGGGTGAACTCTACGGGTGTACCGAATTTACATACCAGAAAATATTGGAACTTTTTGAAGTTAGATCAGCCGTCAGTAACCGGAAATATGCCTGTTGGAGATATGGCTGCGATTAAGCAGATATTAAGTAACGGCATCACTTTTTGGCACACTACTGATGTAGGGAACTATGATCTAAACAATAATGAGGGGGTGCTTGGACATTGAAAAAGTTCGGAGTTCGCGGGCTACCGTTGGAATGGTCCGATAAATCTATCTTAAGATTAAAAAATGCAATATTTAACGATTACTATAATCGTATTCGCAATATTGCATTATCCCGTTATGAATGGAATAACCTTCCAGATGATATGAATGAGCGATATATCGAGTGGGCGCTTTTTTATAATGGAAAATGCGTACTCTTTTACGATGAGATTCTGGAAAAATATCTTTCCCTTGAGTGTACAACCACAGGGGAGATGGACTTTTACAACCTACCGAAAAAGATTACCGCTTATTCCACCAATGTAAATTATACTTATAAAGAACTCGATACGAAAAACTGTGCCCTTTGCTTTAATAATTTAAGCTGGCTGCCGGATGAACCGACCGCTTACTTATTCGCGCAGAAGTTGACGAGCATCGAAATGAATATCCTATCCAATGTAGAACTACAGAAGTTCTCACTGATTGTCAAAACGCCGGAGAAGAAAAAGTTAACATATAAGAATCTGATGCAGAAATTCTTTGGTTATCAACCGTTTATCATGACAAGTGAAGGTACTCCGATTGATAATATCGAAATCCTCAATCAGAATATTCCATATATTGCCGACAAGCTGCAAATCCAGAAGATTAACACTTGGAAGGAAATGTTAACTGCCTTTGGTATCGTTACCCCGGCAAGTGAGAAAACGGAGCGATTAGTATCCAATGAAGTAACCGCCGGCCTTGGTTACTCCGAAATGGCTCAGAATGTCGGTCTTGTTTCCAGACGTCAAGCTGTAGAACATTTTAATGAGTTATTTGGTACAGACGTAACGGTGAATTTCCGGTCGAATCTGTATGCAGATCTACTTGGAGAACCAACGCAGGGATACACCTACAATACTTATGGAACTAAGCAGGGAGATGATTCCGTTGATACGACCGTAAAGAATATCCTTTCAAGGGGGGGTGAGGAGTGATGAGTAGCACAACTACTCTGGTACGTTGGTACTGTGAATATTTGTATAATCAAGTATTAAATGAAAACACCACACCTGAAAAATGGGTTACTAACGTAAATATTATTATCCCCGCGGTTTGGGAAAAAGTGTTCTACGAGTTTCCGATCTGGGAAGAATCTTACCGACCTACCCTCTGTCAAAAAATTCTGCGACATTATTACTTCCGTGAGATCGGAGAGGAAACCGTAGAATTTTGGAAGCTACGGTTACAGCAAACCCTCGGTGAGATCATGCCGTATTATATCCAGCTTTGGGAAACTACTCAGGTAGAATATGAAAAGTTATGGACCCGAAATTATATCGAGAAATATCTCGGTAATGAAAAGACCGAAGAAGATAAGACCTCAAACGAAACAAGCGATTTCCACGATACCGCAACTACGGGGGATGTAGCAAAGACAACGACAGACTATAGCGATGATACAAATACCAACATCAAGCAGACCGGAAAAACACACGACGATGGAACAAAAACCTATTCGGAAACGGTAAAGGATGTCATGTCCAATACACCACAGAATCAACTGACATGGAACGATCTTTCGGATAACCTTTACGCGACACAGACCGATTTTAAGTCTGTCTCCGGTAATGAAAATACCACCAACGACGGAACTTCGGAAAACACGACAGATCAAACTTATCACGACAAGGCTTTAACGGATGTCAACAGTACGTTCGACCGAAATTTTACCGATGAAAATACTCGTGATACGAACTACACCCACAACGTCGCAGGAAAGACCAACACTGACTACATTCGTGAGATCACCGGGTGGGACGGAGTGAACCCGAATGATTTAATCTTAAAGTGGAGAGAAACATTAATTAACATTGACCTGATGATTATTCAGGAATTGGAAGACTGTTTCTTAGGCGTTTACTATTAGAGGAGGAAACAATGAGATACTTACATTCCCTTCATTATATTCACTATCATACACAGTTAGCCATTCCGACGGTGTATGATGATTCTTTATCTTTTTATGAGATAATGAATAAGACAAATTTACATTTTAATCATGTAATTGACGATATGAATAAAAACTATGAGATCATCGATCAGGCGTTTCAGGAGGTGCTGGAAAAGACCAACGAGTGGATGGAGGAAGCGAAGGCACAGGCAGACCGGGCAGAACAGGAAGCGAACAAATCCCAAGCTTCAGCGGAAGCTTCACAGCAGGCTGCGGAAGATGCTCGCAATCAGGCAAACCGCGCATCATCTGAAGCAGACCGCGCCAGACAAGAAGCGGATAATGCGGAAAATTCCGCAGCGGATGCTTTAGAGCAGGCAAATCGTGCAGAAACAGAAGCAAACCGCGCACAGACAGAAGCGGGTAACTCTGCTGCTTCTGCCACCGAAGCACAGAAACAGGCAGCAGCGTCTGCCAATTCTGCGGCACAGTCTGCGGCATCGGCTACTGAAGCAAAGAATCAAGCAGATCGTGCGCAGACAGAAGCCACAAACGCTGCGAACTCTGCCAGTGAAGCTAATACGCAAGCTGATCGAGCGCAGTCTGAAGCAGAAAAGTCTGCAACTTCCGCAGAAGAATCTGCACAGTCGGCAGCGAACGCAAAGACACAGGCAGACGCTGCTGCGAACTCCGCAACACAGGCAGCGCAGAGTGCTAAGGATGCCGCGAACTCCGCAAAAGAAGCAGCGGATACTCTGGATGAAGCAAAAGAAACTTTTGTAAAACGCGCTGGGGATACGATGTCCGGCAACCTTACCATTTCCACAGGAGGATTAAATGTAACTGGCGGTTTATCGACTGACGAAATAACAGATACTGGAAAACTTAGCGTAAGTGGTTTAATTGACGGGCGTAAAGGTCTTGAGATAACTATAGGTTCCGAAGGGGGTATTTCTTTTCAGAATGTATCCGAAGGTGTAAAACTTTCAGTGCCGATAGCCTTTACAAATCCCAGCACAATTTCAAACTTAAAAACACCAGGATCCGAAGATCAAGCTGCAAATAAAGAGTATGTAGATAACATTAACACCGGAGTACAGGCACAGATCAAAGATTTAAAAGACAATTATCTGTCAAAAAATGGTGGAACCATGTCCGGTACGTTAGACATGGGCAATAACCTTATAACCAATTTAAAAGAACCCGCTGCCGATCAGAATGCAGCAACAAAAAAGTATGTCGATGATTCAATTGCTACGGTTGAAAGTGATATTTCAGGAATCGAAAGTACCTATCTCAAACTTTCCGGAGGCACAATGAGCGGTGACATCACTATGGGAACCGACGCTAAAGTAGTTTTCGGTGAAGGTCACATCATGGGTGGAAATAATACGTTATTATTTGAAAGCTTTCAGTCTCTTGATGCAGATGGTGCTAAAATTAAAATGGTGGGTTCTCCTACTGATCTCATGGATGCTGCAAATAAAAATTATGTTGATTCACAAACAGCACTTGTAAAATCTGAGATTGGAACAGAGTTTACAAAATACTTACCAAAAGCAGGCGGTATTATGAGCGGTTCCATTGATATGGGTGGAAAACGTATTCTGAATGTAGGTACACCTTCCATTAATAATGACGCTGCAACAAAGGGATATGTTGACAATGCGATTGCCGACATAACACCGGGAGATGAGTATCTTCCGCTTAGTGGTGGGACGATGTCAGGCTTTATTAATATGGGTAACAATCCTATCTCAAATGTGCCATTACCAACCGGTGACTTTTATGTCGCAAATAAAAGATATGTAGATAACGCTGTTGCTGATGTTTCCAGTGATTTTTTACCACTCACAGGTGGCACCTTAACCGGTCAGCTTACAATTGACTTATCAGGCACAACTGACGAAGCACTCACTTTGAATGGTGGACTGATTATAAATGACAATAATAAACATGCTATAGGAAATATTTCTCCGACAGGTGTTACTTTATATCAACCGTTAGAGTTTCCAAATGGTGGTAGAATTAGCGCAGGAACTAATTCGTCATTAGGCAGGATACTGTTTGTGGGAGACCCGATTAATAACACGGACGTGGCAAATAAACAGTATGTAGATAGTAAAATAGATACAAGTTTATTTTATAATGTAAATAATCTTATGTTTCATATAACCCATATTAGTGATAACCTTTATAAATGTGATTGTTATACAGATCTTCCATTTGATATAAATATAAAGATAATTAATCAAGGAACTAAAGCACAAGAATCATTCTCCCATACATTAGAGGATTTTCTAATAGAGAAAGGGTTCACTTTCGGAAGTGGAAATGAGACTTTTTTACAAACAGTAAGTTTATCATCAGGAGTGTCTGCTATCATAAGTGCAAGATTATTTAATAATAACTTAGTTATATATGCAACAGTGTCAGAACGTGTTACAAGTTCATTAAATGTGGGCCTAACTTTACCAATCTCATTTTTATGCTCAGCTTTAATATCAAAAAATGGTTAATAGGGGAGTTATCTCCCCTTTTTTCATTCTTTAATTCTCTTAATGTAAGGCTTCACCTCAAATTCTTCTCCAAATTTTTCTTTATATAATTTTACATAACGGTCAAAAGTTGATTGATTCTTCAATATATTTTTGGAATTTTCAAATAAAGCTTTGATATGTAAATTATTATCCATCAAATAGATAATATCATTAAGATAGTTAAAAATTTCTCCTTTATATTCGATGTATCCTAATTGGTCAATGAATTGTCTAAGATACACTTCTGAATAGTCTTCATTGATTAAAATAATTTTCATTGTTTCGTATTTCATTTTTTTCAATCCTCCACAATTAAAGTATAATCTCCAAGGTCAAAATATTTCTTCACTAATAAATCAAATACAGTTTGCTGTAACCACGAATTTACTACCTGATTTATAACTTTCTCATCTGCTAACGGGATACTACAGGTCATATCCTCATAGGCTACACTATTTCGAATCTCTTCAAGTATATCAGGACCTATCTCAATTTCAACCCTCCGCAACTCCTTCGGACAAACGATATTTTCGTGCGCAACTTTATATATTCTCATTTTCTTCTCCTCTCACCACACATATCCTTCCATATTACTCTGTACTACACAAGCCGTGATTATAAGTTTGATTTCTTCATCATTTAATTTGTAAAGTTTAAGATGCGCGATTGCATTCTTAAGGCTACTGCCCATAATCATCATTTGATCGTACTTTGGTATTAACTGTGTGATCGCTCTTGCTGTTTCCTTTGTCATTTCGTTTAATCTCCTTTCCTTATTTGTAATTTAATTATAACATAGTTTCTGGAATATGCAATAGGTTTTCATTATGTATTATGTATACATGAGATGAGACATGTTGTGATTATAATCACAATGATTTGATGCACAACTGTGAGATTATACACAATACGCTTTAATGCTATAGTGCTTTACTGTGATAAAGTACTTTACTATGTGATACGCTTTAACGCTTTACTGCGCTAAAGTGACAGATGATATTTGACGGTGTCAACTTTTGGGGAAATATATTATTGTGTAAAACAATTAGGGCAGATAACCAC